CACTCGCGAAAATGCAAGCCACGGTTGAGTAAAGCGTAACTGGCACCCTGGAGGGATTATGAGGGGCGGAAAACCGAAACCAGATGTTCTGAAAATCGCCAACGGCACATTTCGTAAAAGCCGCGAGCGGAAGAAACCGGCGGCAACCGGCAAGATCCCAAAATGCCCGTTCGAGCGTGGCAGCATCGCGGCCAAAAAGTGGGCGGAGGTCGTGGCTGGCCTCAAACACTTCCAGTTGATTGACAAGATTGACGCAACGCACGTCGAGGGGCTTTGCGTCGCCTACGAGCAAGCCAAAAAAGCGGATGAGCAGGTGGCAAAGGACGGGATGTATTTGACCGGAGCACGAGGCACGCTGATAAAGCATCCCTGCGTGCAGATTTCGGCGGAGTCGTGGAAGCTGGTGCGAGCCTACAGCAACGACCTCGGACTAAACCACTTGAGCCGTCAGCGAATGGCAGCACCGAAGGAAAAGGACAGTGACGACACTGTGAACATCGAGGCCCGTTACTTTGGATGAAGCCGACTTCTATTTTGACGACGCGGCTGCAGCTCGTGCCGTCAATTTTTTCCCCGACTGCCTGTGCCATGTCAAAGGCGAAAAGGCAGGCACGCCGTTTCATTTGCACGAATCCCACGCCAAAATAATTCGCGACCTGTTCGGCTGGAGACGCCGCAGCGACCACACACGCCGATATCGAAAAGCGTATGTGGAGATCCCTAGGAAGAACGCAAAGTCCACACTGGCCGCAGGAATCGCCCTGTACCTGCTCCTCTGCGACGGCGAACAAGGCGGCGAGGTTTACTCAGCGGCATCTACCAGAGACCAGGCCAGCCTTGTTTTCGGCATGGCCGCGGACATGGTCAAAAAGTCGCACGTCCTCGGCAAACACGTGATGCTCCGCGAATCAACAAAGCGAATGCTGCACAAGCGCAGTCAGTCGTTTTATCGGGCTATCAGTGCCGACCACATGGGCGCCCACGGATTCAATGCCAGCGGAATCATCTTCGATGAGCTGCACACGCAACCAGACCGCAACCTCTGGGACGTTCTTGACACATCCACCGGCGCCCGCAAGCAGCCGTTGACCTTCGCGATTACAACCGCAGGCCATGACCGCAGCAGCATTTGCTGGGAGCTGCATCAGTACGCAATCGCGGTCCGTGATGGCATGATTCACGACCCGTCCTTTTATCCTGTCCTCTTTAGTGCAGATCCAAACGATGACTGGCGTGATGAGGCCACATGGCGAAAAGCCAATCCGTTGTTGGGCGAGGCGGTCAGCCTGGACTATCTGCGAGAGCAGGCCCGCAGGGCAGCAGAAAACCCGGCCTTCGAGAACACCTTTCGCCAGTTGCATCTCAATCAATGGACCGAACAAGCCAACCGCATCGTCAGCATGATTCATTGGGACAATTGCAGGCGAGATATCCCGTTGGAAGACTACCACGGGCGCCCGTGCTTTGCCGCATTGGACCTGTCGAGCACGCGAGACGTTACAGCTCTTGCCCTGGTCTTTCCAGAGGATGACGGCGGATTCACGGTCTTCCCTTTCTTCTGGCTGCCAGAAGCAACAATCGACCAGCGAGCCGGGCAAGATCAGCGCATGATCCGCAATTTCGCTGCGCAAAAATGGGTTACGCTTACAAGTGGAAACGAAGTTGACGTTCGGGAGTTATCTGAGCACGTCTTTGAGATCCTGCAGCCGTTCGAGGTGATGCGAATTGGATACGATCCGTGGAATTCGACCGGGGTGATTCAGTTGCTCAAAGAGATTGGCATCCCGAACGACCTGCTGGTTAAAATGCCGCAGTCATTCAGCACGTACAATGAACCGTTTAAGCGGCTGCTTACGCTGCTTGCTACAGGTAAATTTCGCCACGACGGCAACGCAGTTTTACGGTGGATGGCAGCGAACGTCTCGCACAAAACGGACGCATCTGGTAACATTCGCCCTGACAAGGGAAAATCGGCGGAGAAAATCGACGGTATCTGTGCAATGCTGATGGGGATGGCACTGGCAATACAACACGGCGAAACCGGCGCCGCATATTCTTCTGCCGGGTCTGGTGTGATTTTGCTCTGAGGGGCAGCAATGGAAAACTATGGCATCACTGTAATCGCCAATCCATCGCCAATCGCTGCGCGTTCTGAAGAGCACCTGTGGCGCTCAATCAGCATGGGCGGCGACTTCCCGCAGATCCGCGCCACCAGCGGCAGCCGCGTCACCGCGAAAACAGCAATGGGATACCCGCCACTTTGGCGAGCCATCAATCTGATTTCGTCGAGTGTGGCTGGCCTCCCGTTTGACGTATTCCGGCGGCAGCGTGACGGCGGAAAAAAGGTTGATCTGCGGCACCCTGCGCAGGCACTGCTGGACCGCGCCGCGAGTCCCTACATCAACGCCTACACGTTCCGGCGGACGATGACCAGCCTCGCCCTGCTACACGGCAACGCCTACGCATCCATCGACCGCGTGGAGGGCAGGCCGGTCAGCCTGTCCATCTGGAATCCCGCGAATACGATGGTGCGGGTGATGGACGGGGAAATCTGGTACATCACCTACTTTCAGCAAGAGCCGGTGAGGGTCTCAAGCCGTGACATGCTGCACATCCGCGGACTGGGGCCGGACGGCATCGTCGGCTATCCAATCTTAGAGCTGATGGCGGACGCAATGGGCGTCGGTATGGCCGCAATGGAATTCGGGGCGAGGTTCTTCGGGCAAGGCTCCAACATGTCCGGCCTATTGATGATCCCTGGCCACTTCACTGAAGAGAAGATTCGCAACACGATGCAGGCGTGGCACTCAATGCAGTCCGGCTTGAGTCAGTCGCATAAGGTGGCTCTGATTCAGGACGGGGTGAAGTTTCAGCAACTGCAAATCAGCCCCGATCAGGCTCAGTTTCTCCAGACCCGGGAACACGAGATCCGAGCAACCGTCAGCAACATCACAGGCGTTCCTCCGCACATGCTCGGCGACAGCACACGCACGAGCCACAATTCGCTTGAGTCAGAGGGCCAGAGTTACCTTGACTACACGCTGCAGCCATGGCTGAAGACATGGGAGCACGAGTGTGAGGATAAGTTGCTGACAGAGCAGCAGCGAGCGACCGATTCCCATCTGATCGAGTTCAACCGCGAAGCCCTGATTCAGATGAGCTTTGAAAGCAAGATCAACGGCCTTTACAGGCAATTGGAAAGCGGAATCATCAACCACAACGAAGCGCGGGCATTGCTCAATATGCCAACACTCGGCGAAGACGGCGAGGCGCGTTACCGCCCGGCGAACTGGATGGAAATTGGCAGCCCGGCGGAAGAGATGACAGAGGGCGAAACGCAGGACGACACACCGGATAGTAGTCCGGACGAAAGCAGCAGTAGTAACGGCGACAACGGTGACAACAGCGACACTATGACAGCCCTGCGGCAGTTAATTTCCGCAGGCGTGGCTAAAGCTTGCGAGATCGAGGCCGCAAAGGCTGTTCAGATCGCCGGACGCCGCACAGGTGATTTTCTGGCAGGCATGGCCGACTTCTACGCGACGTGGTCAGAAAACACGCTGCCGGGGCTGGTGGCTGCAAGCGTTCGCACTGCAATTCAGCAGCACGCCAACGCATCGTATGCAGCACTGGAAGCAGCCAGCAGGCACGCCACACCAGACACGCTTAAAGGGCACGTCGAAGCGGTTGTGGCATTGTGGGCAGATCGCCGGGCAGAACTAACCAGCCGCATTCTAGGCGGAATCAAAAACGCACCCGCAAAATATGACGGCATTGACTTTTCCCCACCGGAAGGCGTCCGCAAAGAGGCTCAACAGGGGCTGGACTGGCGACGTGAGTATGGCCGCGGCGGGACTGAGGTGGGTATTGCACGTGCCAGAGACCTGAGCAACGGCGTGGAGGTGAGTCCCGACACCATTGGCCGCATGGTGAGTTACTTTGCGCGGCATGAAGTAGACAAGCAAGGCGAAGGCTGGTCGCTTGGCGAGGACGGCTACCCGTCAAACGGCCGGATCGCATGGGCTCTCTGGGGCGGTGATCCTGGGCGAGCGTGGGCCAACAAGGTCTCCAAACAAATGAAATCGAGGGACAAATGAAACGCAAAATCGACCTATTTCAGCCAAAAAACATCAAAAACGCAGCAAAAAGCGACGATTTTCGCGTTTTTTGGGCTGCTTCCGATGCAGGAATTGAAATCCTGCTCTATGGCACTGTCGGCGATGACTACGCGGAGGCAGATGCGGCATCAATCAGCCGCATTCTGCAAGCCAACCGAAACAAGCCCGTGACAATGCGGGTGAACTCGTTCGGCGGCTTGGCCTTTGACGGTTTGGCCATTTACAACGCACTGGCGGACCATCCGGCACCCACAAGAGGCATTATCGAGAGCGTGGCAGCGTCGGCAGCCTCTCTGGCGGTCCTCGGGGCTGATCGCGTGATGATGCAGAGTAACGCGATTTTTCATATTCACGAGGGGCTGGCGGCTGGTATGGGCCACATTGCAGACCTTCGCGAAACCATCGATTGGCTTGAAAAATTCAACGCCGCGGCGGTGGCTACTTACGCAGCAAAAACCGGCAAATCGGAAGAAGTGCTGGCCGCGGCTCTGCTCGGCCCGAACGGCGACGGGACGAAATACACGGCGGCTGAGGCGCTGGAAATGGGGTTCGTGGATGAAATTCTGCAACCACGCAAAACAAGCAAAACTCCAGCAAAAAACCGAGTCGCCGAACTGGCCGCACGGGCAAAAGTCTGCGCGATGCGATAAATGCAGTTGACAACCGGCGACGGAGTTGCTCAAAATTCAGTCGTCGATATGTCGCCCTGAATTGTGGCGGCTACCGATCGGGCTGAGTCGGCAGAAAACTGCAAGGCGTCACCACTCGCGATTCCTTCCCCAATGGATCGCCAGCGGCTGACGCCTTTTGCGTTTCGCTGGCTCAGGAGACAGCAATGAAAGTTGAACAACTGCGAGCCGACAAGGCCGCAAAACTGCAGGCGGCAGAATCAATTCTCGCCACTGCCACCGACGAAACACCGATTTCCGCAGAGCAACAGCAGCAGGCAGAAGCCTACATTCAGGAAGCTGAAGAGCTGCAGCGAACGCTGGACGGTCTGCAGGCCCGGCATGACGCCGCGGCTGGCCTCCGCAACCGACTGAACACCGTCCGCAACGCTCCCGACAATCTGACCACTCGGCTGATCGCAAACAACGCTGGACTTGCTCACGGTATTCATGCTGGCCATGACATCGCACGTCAGTTCAGCCTGCCGCGAAACGTCCGACGTGTTCCGCTGAAGAACTTCGCTGCCGACCACGAGATCCCCGCCGAAGTTCGCGCCTACCGCTTTGGCATGTGGGCGATGGCGATGATTTCCGAGACTGGCTCGATCCCCTACCGCAACTCTGCGGCTGTGGCTTACTGCCGAGATAACGGCCTGCTGGCCGCAGCACACGGCGAGGGTGGAGCCGACGCGACTGGCGCACATGTTCTGGTGCCGGATGAGTTTGGCACCGACCTGATCCTGCTCCGCGAACGCTACGGCGTGGCTCGGCAGTTGTTCAATGTCGTCCCGATGTCGAGCGACACCAAAACAGAGCCGCGACAACTCAGCGGACTGACGGCCTATTTCACGGCCGAAAACGCGGCCATCACCGAAAGCCAGATGTTGTTCGACAACATCACGCTTGTCGCGAAGAAACTGGCTGTTATCACTCGCATGAGTAATGAGCTTAACGCCGACAACGTCCTTGGGCTGGCCGATCGGCTGATCGGTGAGATTGCCTACGCATTCGCCTACAAGGAAGACGATTGCGCCTTCAACGGCACTGGCACGAGCACCTACGGCGGCATCACCGGCGCCCGAACTCGCATGGATGAACTGACGGCAGGAACGGCCCCTGGCCTGATCGCCGGAAGCGGAAACCTGTGGTCCGAGTTGACGCTGGCCGACTTTAACAAGGTGGTCGGAGCACTTCCGAACTATGCTGACGTTCCTGGGGCTGGCTGGGTTTGCCACAAGACCTTCGAGCACAGCGTGATGCAAAAGCTGGCCTACGCGGCCGGTGGTGTGCTGGCATCCGAGATCGTCAACGGCATTCGTCGCAACACGTTCCTCGGCTACCCTGTCTACACTTCGCAGATTTTTCCCAGCACGGAGGCCAACAGCCAGATCCCTGTGCTGTTCGGAGCCTTCAATCTGGCCGCGATGTTTGGTGCCCGTGGCGGCGAGTCCATCGCCTTCTCTACCGAAGCGACCGTTGGCGGTCAGTCCATGTGGGAGCGTGACCAGATCGGCGTGCGTGGCACTGAGCGCTTTGATGTGGTCGTCCATGACTACGGCAGCAACAGCACTGCAGGCCCGATTGTCGGCCTTGAAACCGCTGGCAGCTAAGCCCTGCCGCGTGGCTGGGTTCAATCTTCAAATTCTGCTCTGAGGAGCCTGTAATATGATCTCGGAACGACTGATTAACGACACGCTGTTGATCTCGCCTCGGGCGTTGACAAACAACGCAACCGTGACGGCGAACATGGACACGAAGGGCGGCAACTACGCCACCATTCGTGTTTGCATGGGCTCCGAAGTGAACACGAACGCCGTCGGCCCCACGCTGGTGCTCAGTGAGTCGGACGACACCGTCGTGAGCAACTTCGCGACGCTGGACACCGAGTCGGCTGTGGATCTTACCGCAGCCCGCGAGGTGCTGTTCGGCGTGGACCTCCGCGGCCGGAAACGATACCTGCGAATCGCTGTGAGCACGCCAACCGCAACCAACGACCACATCACCGTGGCGGCAATTGGCACGCTGAGCGACCTTGAGAACGCACCGAACGGCACGACAGGCGTTGCCGATCAGGTTGTGTTTGTTTGATGAACGCGACAAAGGGGCGGCTGTGAAAGCAGTCGCCCCGGAGTCCTCTGGAGGCACTGTGGCGAAAATCAATCTGGGCTGTGGGAGTGTGAGGCTTCACGGCTACGACAACCGAGACATCAAACAAGGGCAGCCCTGCTTTCCGCTGCCGGATGCACCGAGCACAGTTGATGAAATCCGGGCAAGCCATGTTCTGGAGCACTTGACGTTTTGTGAGGCCACTGAAGCCCTGCGAGACTGGTTCCGTGCGCTGAAGCCGGGCGGTGTGTTACGTGTGGCGGTGCCGGACGTTGAAAAATGTCTGGCGGCGACGGACGGCAAGCGGCTTTTCTACCTCATGGGAGGCCAGACCGATGAACACGACATTCATAAAAGTGCATACGATGCCGATCGGCTGGACGGGCTGTTGGAGCATGTTGGATTCACGGAGATCCTGCCGTGGGAAAGCAGCGATGCAGACACCAGCAGCCACTTCGTCAGCCTCAATCGAGTCTGCAAAAAGCCGGAGGCGGCACGGCCGGCAAAGCGGACAGCAACGGTTAAAGTTGGCGCGTATTGCACGCACCCGCGCTACGAGGCAGTCGCTGCACGCAACATCATTGACGGAGCACTTAAGCCGCTGAAGATTGACCTGCACTGTTCTCAGGGTGTGTTTTGGGGCCAGTGCATGCAAAGGATGTTCAACGACGCTGTGGCAAAGGGCCTGGACTGGATTCTTTCAATCGACAGCGACAGCCTGTTTACATCAGAGCACGTTCGGCACCTGCTCGACGTGTTCGCGCAAACACCAGAGGCCGACGCACTGGCAGCCCTGCAATGCAGGCGGGGCAGTGGCTACCCGCTACTGACGACAGGCAATCACGAGACCGGCGATCGGCTGCAGGTTGACGGCAGACCATTCAAGGTAACAACAGCACATTTCGGGCTAACACTCATTCGAGTGGAAAGCCTGAAGCAAGTCCCGAAACCGTGGTTCAAGGGCGAACCAGACGCCAACGGCGAATGGGATGAAAACAAACTTGACGACGACATCTGGTTCTGGCACCAATGGAGGCTGGCTGGAAAAACGATTTACGTGGCGCCGTCCTGTTCAATCGGACACTTGGAAGAAACGGTGGCCATGTTCGACGAAAACCTGCAACCGCAGCACGTGTACGTGCACGAGTGGCGGAAGAAAGTGGGGCTAAAGTGATAACACTATTGAGACAGTGGAGGTGCTTCCCGGTGGGTGCCGTGGTGGCACCAGGGCGAGGCGTCGAGGCGGAATTGGTGCGGCAGGGTTTCGGTTGTTTTGTGCAGGCGCAGCAGCCTGTGCCAACAGATGAGGAGTCGGACACGTGCGAGCATCCCCAACCTTCCAAACGACCTCGGGGCCGTCCACAGAGCCAATCACGCTGGACGAACTGAAACTGCGTCTGCGTGTGACCAGTTGCGACTTTGACAGCGAACTGCTGGACATGCTGAAGGCAGCCCGGCAGCAAGTCGAGGCCGACACCTACCGTCGCCTGATTACGCAGACGGTGGTTATGTGTCAGGAGGATTTCACGAGCCTGCTGGGGCCGGTGGAGATCCGCTTGGCGCCTGTGCAATCCATCACGCACGTGAAATACTATGACCGCGACGACGCATTACAGACCTTCTCCGCGTCCGACTACTACGCCAACCTGACCAGCACCCCGCCAGAGATCCGGCTGAAAGAGGCGAAGCAGTGGCCCAACACGAGCCTTTACCGCCCGAACAAAGTCGAAGTGACAATGGTGGCGGGCTACGGCGGCGCAGCGTCAGTGCCGCAATCCGCTAAGCTGGCCATCGTCGAATACTGCCGGGCGCAGTGGGGCGGCTGCGACCATAACACGACGGCCTACCAGCGGCTGGTGTCTTCGCTTCAGTGGACATCTTACCACAAGGTGTGGGCATGAAGTGCGGCAACGGCGCAACAGTCCGATACGATCAGCGAGTGACCATCCAGCGACTGGCAGGGACGCCAGACGCTGCAGGGCACATCGATCCAAACACGGACGCAAACTGGAGCACCTACACGACCGCGTTTGCTGCGGTCAAAAGCCGAGGTGGCCGCGAATTCTGGCGAGTTCAGCAGGTGCAGTCTGACGTGGATTTCGTGTTTCGTTGTCCGTGGTCGCCTACGCTCGAAAGCGCAACGCCAGCAATGCGACTGATGGCGGACGGCAAGGTTTATGAGATCCTGAGCATTATCAATGTGGACCTCGCAAACGAGACGATTGAGATCCAGACCCGGAGGCGGACAACATGACAGCGCTCGTCATTGACGCCAAAGTGGATATGCAAAGCCTGCAAAAAAATATCCGCAAGCTGCAGGAGGCACTGCCGAAAAAGATTGCCCGAAAGGCACTGGCAGAAGTTGGCAAGGCGGGCGTGAAAAGAATTAAAGCGGCGATTCCAGGGCGTTATCGTGGCGTTCGCAAGGCCATGAAATGGCGACAGAAAAAACTCAGATACAACAAAGGCCAGCCGTCAATCAAAATCGGGGCCGGCGTTGGTAAGGCCAAGGCTCAGGGCGAGGCGGCAACACAGAAGAACAACCGCGAGGGTAGACCCGGCGTTGGGTTTGGCCCGCAAAATATTCACTGGTGGTTTTTGGGCACGCGCAAGCGGTTCACTGGCACCAAACGCAAGCGAGCAGGCCGCAAGAAAAAACTGTTTGGCGGCACTGCGACGCGATACATTCGCGTTAGTACCGGCAACCCGAAACGCAACCGCGGCCGAATGCCAGCACAGGAGCGGCCGATTTTGGTGATTTTGGCATCAGCAAAGGGTGAGATCACGAGCATCGTCCGACGCTATATTTCACAGGGTATCAAACAGGAACTGAAATGATTACTGGGCTGGTGGCAAAACTGGTGAGCGACGGAACCATCAGTGGGCTGATCGGTTCGCGTTGTTACATCAATAAAGCCCCGCAGTCCGCAAAACTGCCTTATCTGGTTCTGACACAACTAGACTCCGAGGAATATGTGACGCTGGACGCCACGACTAGCAACCTCCGCAATCTAACAATTGACATCGACTGCAAAGGCCGGACGTTCATTGAATGTGAGACACTAACGAATGCCGTAAAGGCGTTACTGAAGGATTACAGCGGAGCGGCGGGAAGCTATACGATCGGGGCAAGTTTCTTTAACAGCGAAGTGCACGACTACGAGCCAGCAGCCGACGGCGGAGACGCTGGGATTTTTGTGATTACGCTTGATTTTGATTTTCAATACAACCCCTAATAGGAGAAGCCAGCCATGGCAAAACTGAAAGTGAAGGGCACTGTGATTGAGCAGGCCAGCGGGACAACCTACACGGCCATCGCGCAGGTGACCTCATTCAACATTTCAGGCATCGAAACTGAGACTTACGACAGCCGCACACTCGATGGTACGGCAGGCGTCGAGTACGACCCGACTGGGTACGTTGAAGGCGGCTCGGTGACCTTCGACGTGTTGTACGATCCGGCGTTGGCTGGCCATCAGAACATCACCGATCTCGCCGTGGCCGCACACATGACCACGAACGGCCTGCCAAACGACGTCAACTGGAAGGTGAAGTTTGCCAACACAGCAGCGACCGAGCTGACCTTCGTCAGTGCAGGCATTGGCGTTGACATCACGGGCGAGGCATCCGACGGCCTTCGCGGCAGTTTCACGCTGAAGTGTGACGGGTGCCCGGTTCTTCCGAGCTGAGGTGACGAATGAAATGCAAAACCACACAAAATCTGGGCGTGGTGCCGTCGTGGAAATCGTCGCTGATCGTCGAAGTTGACGGGCGGCGGTTTGTCCCGGCAGGCACCATCATTGACCAGGCAGAGCACCCCGAAGCGAATTGCGTGGCGCTGGTTCGCAATGGTGAAGCGGTGCCGATGGATGACGAGTGCCGTGAGGCGGCACGAATGACAGCGACGCAGGTGGCTGCCGCGGTGGCAGCACGGGCGAAACTGGAAAAGGGCGAACTGGAGGACACAGATGCGGAAAGTGATTGACCGGGCGGCGTTTTTGGAGCACAGCACAATTCCGCGTGAAGACGTGCCGGTGCCGGAATTCGGTGAAGGCGCCGTGGTGCCTGTCTGGGGCATGTCGGCAGGCGAGCGGACGCGATTTGAGCAGTCTTTGCTGGGCAAAGACGGCAAGCAATCTAAGGCCTTGCTGGCAGAGATCCGGGCGCGTCTGGTTGTGGCCTCGTGCCGCAATGATGACGGCTCCGCAATCTTCACGCTGGACGACGTGCAGGCTATCGGAGCGAAGCGGGCGGACATCATTGAGCGCATTGTGAACGTGGCCCAGCGGCTGAGTGGGTTCAGCAGTACGGATCTGGAGGCCGCAGCAAAAAACTCCGACGCGATCCAGTAAGGCTCACGGCGTACCGGCTGGCTGAAATCATGGGCTGGCTGGACGTCGATGCAATGCTGGATCACATGACGCCGCAGCAGTGGGCAGAATGGCAGGCAAAGGATTCTGTTGAGCCGATAGGACACCGGGGGACACATGAGATTCTGGCAATACTTGGTGCAATTGTGGCAGGGCTGGGCGGTGCAAAAGACATCACGCCAGAGTCACTGCTGCACTGGCGGCAAGTGCCGGAAGCGAAGCCAGTGAATCACGAGGTGGCAGCAATGGCACTGCAGATGATCGGAGCAAAACGAAATGGCTAGTCTGGGGACGCTTAGCGTTGATATCGGGGCGCGAACCAATAAGTTCACGTCGGCACTGAGCGCAGCGCAGGCAAGGGCTGCATCGTTCGGCAAGTCTGTCACATCTGCGTTAAGTCGCCTCGGCTCTGTTGGCGGTGAAATGGGGCAACTGCTCGGTGTGGCCAGCATAGGCGCGGCGGCGGTTGGCCTGGTTAAACTGGCAGCCGACGCGGAAACACTCAACACGCAATTCCGAGTGCTGACAGGCTCCGCGGAGGCTGCAAACGCTATCATGGCGGACATCCAAAAATTTGCAGCAGACACGCCGTTTGAGTCGATGGAGATCGCAGATGCAGCAAAGAAACTGCTGGCCTTTGGCAGCAGTACAGACACCGTCGTGAACGAACTGCGAATGATCGGAGACATTGCGGCAGGTGTCGGCGTTCCACTCAGTGACCTGTCTGAGATTTACGGTAAGGCCAGAGTGCAGGGCCGACTGTTCGCCGAAGACATCAACCAACTGCAGGGCCGCGGGATTCCTGTGGTGCAGGCACTGGCGGCGGCGATGGGCGTCGGGGAAGACAAGATCCGCGGGCTGGTTGAGTCTGGCCAGATCGGCTTTCCGCAACTCCAGCAAGCCTTGGCGGGCATGGTGGCGGATGGCGGCAAGTTTAGCGGCATGATGGATGAAATGGGCCAGACGACGGCCGGGCGATTCAGCACGTTGACCGACAATTTCAAGCAACTGGCCACGCAAATCGGCGAGCAGTTGCTGCCGTATGTCAACGAGGGAATGACGCTGGTTTCGAATCTGATTACCTACCTCGACGGCGTCCCTGTGGCGTTCGGTAACATTCTGGCGGCTGGACGTGATTGGTTTATTTCCACTCGCAACGACTTTGAAGACTTAGGCGTTATCGTCGGCGCTGTCGTTGGCAATATGGATTTACTGTTCGAGGGGCTGTTCACTGACTTGCCAAACTACGCCAAAGCGGCCTTGGAATGGGTGGCGCAAAATACGCAGGTGATGTTTAGCAACATCGCGACCGGCGCCCAAAATATGTGGGCGAAGCTGAAACAGGGCAGCCAGCAACTCGGGGAGGAAATTGCGTTCGCGTTGGGGATGTCGGATCAGGTTCTGCAGATCCCCGATCCTGTAATGCAGCAGATGCAGGAGTTTCGGGGATTTCAGGGGCCGGAGTTTTCAGCCGCGACGCAAAACCTCGCTGCGAGCATTCAAGAGCAATTAAAGGTGGCAAGGGAAATGCGACAGGCCGCAACAGAGGCTGTGCAGGCTCCGGCAGCCCCCGCAAACACACTGGAAAAGGTACTGGCGGGGATTGGTGCGGCTCCTCCTGGAGCGGCAGGAGCAGGCGACAGCACACGCCAGGCGCAGCAGCGAACAGATTTCGCGCAGGCGGCTATGCGCGGCAGCACGGAGGCCTACTCGATCATTGCAAATGCGATGAGGGGGGAGCAATCGCCAGTGGTTAAGGCAACCAAAGATCAAACCAAAGTTCTGCAACATGAGCTGAAAAATGTAGGGCAGGCCATTGCCGGAACACCACAAGTGCGATTGCTCGGATCTTTTGCGGAGTAACCAGTGGCAGTTGAATATAAAGGTGAAATTGGATCTGGACGCACGGCGCAAAACACCAAAGGTGCCCGCACGTATCAACGAAAGTTTCGTCTGCGGACCACAACAAAGGCCGACGGCCCGTTTGCTGTCGGCAGCCATGCCAGTCTTCCGATCATCGGCAACACGCACCCAGAAGACGCGAACGCATTCTGTATCAGTCTGCAGGTTGAGAACACGAATCCATGGGCAGGCTGGACGGTCACTGCGAACTACTCTGATGAGCGCACAATTGACGACACACCAACGGACGACGCGGCCAGTATCTCCTGGGGGTCAGAGCAGTTTCAGAAACCGGCTGTGTTCGACCTGTCTGGCAAGTTGATTGTGAACAGCGCAGGCGACCCATTTGACCCGCCCGCGATGATGGACGATTCACGCCGCGTAGTGACCGTCGAAAAGAATTTGGCTGTCGTGCCGTCGTGGATCCTGGACTATCAGGACGCAGTGAACAGTGACGTCTTCAGCGTGGATGGAATCAGCATCGCCATCGGCCGTGCGAAAATGCAGAACGTGACAGTCAGCCCAAGGCAGCGACGAAACGGAACCACATTCCGCACCGTGACCTTCACCATTCATTTGCAGCGTGACGGCTGGCTGCTGGATATCCTTGACGCAGGATTTCGCCGCAAGATTTCCGGGGGCCGCGAAAACATCAAAAACAGCGGCGACGGCGAATCGCCAACGGCCCCGGTTCCGCTTGACGGTAACGGCCAGCCGATTGACGATCCCACACCAACAAACTGTGTTTTTCTGCAGTTCGCTGTGTATAAAACCCGCGCGTTTTCCTCTTTGCCGTTGACGTAATCACATGGCAGACACACCCGGAACAATGCTCGGCCCGAAGGCTATTGAGCAGTTGCAAAAGACTGTTCGCGAGACCGCACGTCGGATGCGTAATGAGGCTCCGCACAGGGCACGATGGCACGGCAAGCCGATGGAAGCGGTCAAGCCGATCGAGGGTATCGTCCTCGGCTGCATTGGCGGTGGTTGGTACGAAGTCGAGTTGGCTGAATGGGACGTCGAGCCGGACGAGACAGGCTGTTCTGGCGGCAACATCGAATCAACGGATGAGTGCGACCCGTGTGTATTGCTCAATCTGGTGCCGACGAATCCGGACGTGCCTTGTGTGACGAAACCTGTGATGTTCGATTTCAAGCGACCGCGTGGGCTCGGCATTCCTGTTTTCGCGCACGATACGCGACGAATCCCGCTGCTGATCGGCGGTCACGTCCGAATGCTCAAAACACACCTGAGCGAATGCGGCGAGCAACTCTACGCCATCATCACCGGCGAATATAAAATGCTGGCCATTGCCAATCCTGATTACGAATGCTGTGACGGGCAAGTGACACAGACGGGGTGCACGTTTTACCTAGTCGAGGGCGTCGAGTGCCCGATCTATCAATCGGATTGCCAGTCGTGAGTTGGGGCAAGAAACGGGCGGTGGTGGACTGCTGCTGTGCTGGGCAGTTCTGTTGCGACGACCGCTGTGTTCCGATCATCGTCGGGGTTGTTGATGGCGTACTGACAAACATCCCGAATCCAGCGTGCACAAACCGCCTTCCGTCGAGTCTTGACATTGAGTTGACCGGAGCGCCAACATATGGCAGCGACACCTGTTTTGACGGCTCCGGGACGCTATCCTACAAGACCGCTCTTGACGGCGGCACGGAGTGCTGGGATGGCGTCGTCACGGGCTCCTGTATTGACTGCAACGGTGCCACATTCAATTGGACATTCAAGATCACGTTGTGTTGCATGGCAAATAACCGATACAGCGTTGCCCTGTCGCCGATAAACGGCACCATTTGCCCTGCAACGACACTGACAACAGATGCTACCGCATCATTCTGCAACCCGCTGCTTATTGAGGGCTGCTGGCCGCGTTTTGGTGGGTGCTTTGTTGGCTGTCTCGATCAAAACTCTATGCCAATCGAGCCCCCAGCCTATGACGTCTGTTTTTTGATTTCGGAGTCACCATGAGACTACCCGCAAAATGGCAGGCAGAGCTGGACCGCGAAAGTGAGTTTGGGCAGCGAGTAAGGCGAGCAATTGAGCGCGGGGCTGGCCAGCGGCGAGTGAAAGAGCGAAAGATCATTCGCACAAAGTACGGCAACAAGCTGGCCGAAGTAATTGCACGCCACACGGGTGAGCACGTGGACTGCTCAGGCTGCGATAATGAAATCAACCGCCTGAATGGCATGACCGCAGAGCAGATCCGGGCAGACCTTGACAATATCGCAACGGGCATTCTGTCCCGTGGCCAAACAAAGGCCCGCACGTGGTGGCAGCGGTGGGCGTGCACGATTGCGCCTGAGTTCCTGCGAGGCAGGGTGACAAATTGGATATTGGAAGCGATCGACGGCCCGCCTGTGGTGACTGAAGAGCCGTGGGGCTGCGATACGCGGCATCTGACATTCCATGTGTTTCCTACACAGCATCAGGACTCATGGCAGTGGAATCTTCAGCAGTTGGCGGCGCGGCGGAGCTTGTTCAACGGCCGGCGAGTGCTGGGGCTTTCAATCGAGCGCGGGAAGACAGTCAGCCCGCACGAAGTGATTGACTACGCGGCATCGCTCGGCATGACGTTTGATGCGGTGATTGAGCGCACAAACAGCCGGGCGTTACGTGAGGTAGTCACGTGGCGACCGATGCTGGAGGCGCTGGGCATCACCGGAATGAACAGCCGCGAGGTGGTTTTTTCGGCTCACGCCAAAGGCGTCCGGCATAACAGCCGGGAAGAGCATATCGAGGCGTGGGCGCGGCTGATGTACCGGAGTTGCCTTGACAATTTCGCGGCAGTGGAGCCGCTGCTGTTGTCGCACGTGTTCGCTGGTTCATTCAAGCGATACAACAATTTCAGAACGCCGGGCAATCACGTCTGGCACTACAGCGGAACGTTTTACTGGTGGCGTCCCGCGGAGGTTGCAAAACGCAACTGGCAAAAGGTCGATAATAAATTTTACGGCACGGAGTCATGGCCTGGGCATCAGGCGGCGAGAGACGAGGCGGCTTGCCTTTTTCTCGATGATTGTGCAGACTTGTACGACCGCGAATATTGGAGGGCGGAGGTATGGCCGAAGTGGAACGAATCGAGTTGGGCGGCGGTGGCAGAACCGGCTTGCCTGATCGGCTGAATGTGGACATCCTACCGGGTGCGGATCTTGTCTGGGATTTGGATCAGGGCGTTCTGCCCTTCCCAGACAACGCCTGCGGCGACCTGTACACGGCGCACTGCCTGGAGCACGTGCAGCCTGTACATGAGATTGTCAGCGAGATCCTGCGAGTCTGCCGCGTTGGGGCGCGTGTTGAAATTCGCGTGCCGCACTGGTTGCATTCAATGGCCTCGTGTCCGGGACATTGCCACGTTATCAGTGACCGCCAAATTCAGATTTGGTGCGAGCAACCGCAGGCGCACCCGTTTCCGGCAGACAAGCGGTTTCGGCTGGTCAATCTGTACTATCAGGAAGACGTCGTGATTGAGTCATTCGCGGCAGCGTTCCCGCAATTGCACCGGCACTTTTTGATTCAGCACATGCCGGGGTGTTGTCACGAAATTCGTGCTGTTCTGGAGGTGCAAACGCGATGAGTGCCCCGATTATCATCTCGGACGCCGTGGACGCATTAGCCATTGAGGAACTGAAGGCCGTTTGGCCTGCCATCGATTCCGACGTGTGGCATCGATACAGCGGCAGCATGGGCGAGAAACTGGCAACGCTACACTGGCGGCTACTGCCAGCGGAAGCGTGGCCTGTGGTTTCTGAGATTGGGTGGCACATGCTCTCGCATTATCCCGGCTGCAAAATCGACTGGCGTTTGCACGGTGCCGGGCTGCACGAGATACGGCAAGGCGGCAGTCTTCCGCGGCATCTGGACGGCGAGCGGCATCCGCGGACGGGGCTGGAGCGGTGGCTGTCGGCGGTCCTCTTTGTGGATACACTGGAGCCGTGGCACGGCGGCGAGCTGGTGATTGAAGATAAAGCGACAGTGCGACCGCAAGCCGGAACGCTGGCAATCTTCGAGACACCTGGACAATGGCACGAGGTGCTACCTGTGCACGCGTGGCGACGGCGGACAGTGGCGCTGTTTGCTTATCGTGAGGCAGCCGGAAGCGGCCGGACATCCGCACTGTTTCAGCCGAGGGACGTATGAGACTTGTTCTCGCCGTGATCGTCTCCGCCGTCGCAATCGCAGTCCTAATCGATTCCCCACGTCGCGAGCTGGCCGCGCAGTTGCAGCGGCAGTGGCAGGAGTACCGGGAACACGTCGGCGACCCAGTGTTTCCCGCGACTTCCAAAAATCTGCAGAATTCTTTCCAGAGTACACTGGACACAAACCGAAATAGAGTCTACATTACACCCGTCGAACGCAAGGTGCGGAAGACACAAACGAAAAGCAAGGGGCTGAGAGATGGCAGTATCACAAAAACGAGCAGCAGTCGGCGGTGAATTCGGTGCCAACGGCGAATGGTACGAGGGCGGCAAGTTCATTAACACCGTTGCTGACAACGCAAAGCGACAGGCGAAGCGCAGCAGTCGCAAAGAGCAGGTGGCACCGTATAAGTGGGAAGTTGTTCCCGAAGGCATGCAGTCGATTTTTGATTATGTCTTCTGCAGCTTCTGCTGCATTGTGGAAGGCAAGTTGGTTGTTCGCACAGACGAGCAGGCAGACAACGCGTTTGCCTACTTCCGGACATCACGGGCATTTGTGCAGAGCCTCTGCGACCGCTGGAATGCCGGAGAACGCTGGGTTCGGATTGCAGAAAAGTTCGAGTGGTGAGCAAACACAAACCAAACCCCGGGAGACCGGCCCGGGGTTTTTGGAGAATGCAATGACATCACAGCAAATAACACCGGAATGGCTGCGCAGCGTGGGATTCGACAATAGCCTGCCATGCCACGTTCACGGGACGCCAAACCAAAATTGGTGGCACGAAGAGCTACAGTTGGAGATCTGGCAATTTAATGGTGGCCCGTGGGTCTGGATTGAGGCCGATAGCCACGAAATGACACGGCCGGAGCAACTTGAAGCGCTGATACACTGGCTGCGGATCACGAAATGATCGGCCCGGGGCAATTCCAAAAATCCGAAACATCCCACTTGACTTCATCAGCCGTCTGCGGCTACCCTCTGACAATCGGCCCGCAAGGTGCAGGCCAGCAACAAACGCAAGGAGGCACACAGTGGACGCAGCCGCAGCAGCAGCAATCGCAATCGTAGTTATCGCAGTTGGTGCGTACATCGCACAGTAGGAACGCTCGCCGGGCTGGTCATTCCCGGCAGCAGTCACCCGGTTGACTACACGTGGGATTCCGCAAGTGGGCACTGCTGCGGATACCTGATCCGGAGATACGCCGTCAGAGTCTGCCAATAGTCGCATGAGCCCACCCGACGGGCTGCAATCGACGGAGTCGGATTTGATTCAATGAACAACAACAAAACCCCCGCAGCACAGGGACCGCGTGCAATGGGCGGCAGAGACGCTCTGGATGCCTGATCCGCATCGCAGATGAATGCCGGGGGTGGTTTTATACAAGGGGCGACAGGTGGACACATTGGAAAAACGTGATGCGGCAATGGCAGAAGCCCAGCGGCTTATGGCTGTGGCCAAGCCGCTGAAAGAAAAAACAGAGGCGACGCTGGCCCGCGGTGGCGTGGTCAGCGATTCACGATGGAGACGGCTGGAGCGGCTTTCGGCACAGATACAGGCAGCGTTGGACCTGGCACATCGCTATCACAGCGAATGGCAGAGCGAAAACAAATGAAGCCTCGCAAGGTGCGGGGCGGGTTTTTGGCAAGGTGCTTTTGGAGAGAATAAAAATGAAGTGGCTCAGCGCAAAAACGGTCGGATCTGGACATCGGCTGTTTGGTCCAGATAAACCTGCAGTGGCGGTGCGTGTGTATCAGTCAGAACGAGATGATTACAGAGTCTGTTTAATGCTGAACGCTGCGTTCATCAAGGCCGCACGACTTCAGCCTGGGGATCGATTGCGAATCGGCGTGGATGAAGGGATTATCGGGCTGCAGCGCAGTGATTGCGGAAACGCTATCAGCGGAGGCGGCTTCAGTATCAGTCGAACAACAGGAAAGCAAAGCAAGGCTGACAAGGCAACGCCGTATGTTTCATTTAACGGACGGACGTTTCCAGAAGTTGCGGCATGGGCAAAGCCGCGAGCGCGGAAGTGGGTTATGCTGACTGACAAAGGCACGCACTGGGAATCAATTGAATGAAACTCACTCGCAAACTTGGCGAATCAATCGAGATATTCCGCGGCCGCGAGACCGTCGCAAGAATCACAATCACTGATATACGCGCCGGGCGTGTTACCATCGACATTGTAGCGCCCCTGTGCTACGACATTCTAAGATCAGAACTTATCGAACAGGAGAACGATCCCAATGCTTTACCAGTTGATTAAACCGCTGCCGGAACTGCCCTACGGCGGCGACCGGAAGCCAAATGATCCAACACCTAAGCAGATCGCGGCCATGATTGCAACAATGCCCGGAAAGCCGGTCTACGAGGCCGCAGACCCGCAGCGACGTGCACGTATGCAGACGTACGGGCGAAGTTACAGGACGCAGCGCGATGGCTAAGAGAGGGCTACCGCGGCTGACAGAATCGCAGTTCACTGGACAGGTGATTCGGCTGGCCATGCTCTACGGCTGGCAGGTGTGTCACTTCCGGCCATCCAAAACCGCAAGGGGCTGGCGGACTGCAATACAGGGACACGCAGGAGCACCGGACATTATTGCGGCTCGCAACGGCCGCGTGATCGGGGCGGAGCTGAAAGTTGGCACAAACAAGCCAACCGAAGAGCAGTTACTCTGGCTGCAGCACTGGGGCAAAAATGCTTATCTGTGGTACCCCAGCGACTGGCAACAAATCGAAGACGTTTTTTCAGGGAGATTATGATGGAGATTGAATGGCAAAAGGCTGAGCGTGCAGGCGGTGTTTTTATTGATTGGCTCGCTGTTGCAGATGCACCAGAGGGCACGGAGATTGTGGCCGACTACGGCCCTACTATCGGCAATCGAATTGTCTATCAGGTTGCGTGGCGGCGAAAGATGACAGGTAATGAGGCGGTGACGTCGCAACTGACTGTACAGATTGCTGTGGAAGGCTACGCACCGACGCCGGAGGTTGCGAAAGCGACTTGCGAGCGTTTGATGGAGTCCATGCAGCAGATTGCACACGACAGCCCCGGAATGCTGCAGACGCTGCATTCGGTGGCAACCCAAGACGGCAACTAACACGGAGAATCTAAGTGGCAATCGAATGGAAAGAACGGCCCCGCGGAACCACCCCAGTTGATGCGTGGACGTATCGAGATGACCTCGGCAACGGCTGGGAGATCTATGGGAACATCGAGCCATTTTCGGTTTCTGGCTTGTTTGGCTGGGTGGTGATTTGGCGGCCTGACCAATTTTGTGAAACGAATAATGATGCGTCGCACGTAGAACTGCGAATGGAAGGGTTTTGCAACACGCCACAGCAGGCGAAAGCAGAAGCCGCGCAGGCGATTCGACGACTGCAGGCAATGGCGGCGGCAGATCCGCAGATGCTGATCAGGCTGCAGACAACAACAGGAGGTGTGTAGTGGCACTGGCGTTACGTCGCAAACGCGGCGACAAAATTCAGATTGGTGACAACATTACAATTACGCTCGGCGAAACGCGCGGCAGTTGGACGACGGTGCTTGTGGAGGCGCCGCGGGAAATTGCAATCAGCAGGATCGATGGAGAAACAGCAAATGGCGATGCGAACAATACAGGTGCAGCATCTCGGAAGCGACGACGTCACTGACTGGTACAGTGACGTGATTCCGCAAATCGGCGAGACGGTGCGGCTCGATATTGATCAGCACGGCAAGCACTACCGCGTTGTGAGCGTTATCCATTGTCTCTGGCCGGAACCGCTTCGCGCTGAGTCAATACCGACTATCGTGCTGGCAGAGATCGCAAGTGAGGTGCACGATGCCACTTAAAACCAATGACCTGATCTTCTTTGCGATGGACTCGCCTGATTACGCGCCGTTGCCATCGGACCCTATGCGGCCGGGTGTGCGAATGGACTATTCGGCACCGATTCAATCGCCGTGGATGCGAGGTGTTGGGCAGGCGTTGGCGTCAGCAAATCCATCGACCCGGCCAACGTCAATGGTGGAGCTGGCGCGGTTGTGGCGGGAGGAAGCCAACCTGATGAGCAATGAGGCGTATGATGCAATGTTAGAGGCCGCAGCGCAACAGCGAGCGGCAGTAGAGGCGGCGGCCGCGTTGGCTCCGCTTGTGAGTGATGATGTTTTGAAAACGATTTTGGAGGAAATCGAAGCATGTCAACGGCAGTAATCAAAACCCCTGTAACTGCACTGGTGCAACTCTGCAAAGCCGGACGCAGCGCATACCTCGAAGCCATTCAGCGTCGCGACGAAATGGAAGCCGCGATGGTGCGGGCCGATGGCCTTCTGCAGGCTATCGATGCGGCACGTACAGAGCAGGTGGCGGCGGTGCTTCTGCGCATGGCACATCCGGACGCTGGCCTTGTGGAGATCGTCGGCGAGGGTAGCAACAGCGAAACCGTGCGAGTGATGGCAATGGCGTTGTTCTGCGGATTCACGCCGGGTAAACAGGAATTCGCAATCTTCCACGGGCGAGCTAAGAGCAGCCTGTACCTCAAAGACGCTGGCATTCGTAAACTGCTGGTTCAGCAGGGATGCGAGCCTCCGCAGGTGTCGGCACACTTCCCGGTCCAGACACAACTGAAATCCGGCTTGACGGTGTGGTCAGTCGAAGGCGAAGCCAGCACGATCTATGACGGCAAAACCTACCGCGTTCAATTCAGTGGACCCGGCAGCGTGAAACTGCCCTGCAAGTTCTTCAAAAACTCCAGCGACACCAGCGACAACATCGACGGCATCATAGCGAAGGCTCGGCGGCGGATGTTGTTAGAGCTGATGCGAGTGGTTCAGTCGGCCGCTGGCATGGTGGCTGAGGACAGCAACGAAGGGGATGAAACCGCCATCGAGGGTAAGGTGCAGATTATCGACGCAGGACCGCAGGCCGTTCAGGCAGCCCCCGCGGTTGATCTTGTGGACGAAGTTGCAGCACTGCAGGTGAAGCTGTCACCAGACCACGCAAAGTTACTCGGCGACTGTCACGAAGACATTGCGGAGGCGATGTCGGAGGTACAATTGCAAGAGGTCTGGCGGGACATCAACAAGAAGATCAAAGAGCACCGACTGGACACGCGAGCGGTGGAACTGTTGACGCACATCAAGGACGCTCGCAAAGGAGAGCTGGCCGGTGGCTGACACAAACACACCGTTCGACTGGAAACACATCGAACAGCATCACTACGAATGCACATGGCGCGGCTACCATCTGACAGCACATGAGCACGGCTGGAAAGTCGCACACAACGGCCTTGAGCGCTGCGGTCAACCACGCATCCAGCGAGGGGCACGAGTTTCAGCGGAGCGACGCGCAGAGGTTGCGCGCAGTAACGCAGAGGGATACGCATACAGACATTTTCATGAAAGGCAGAGCGATGAGTGAGCGAGAGCGAATCGCATACGAGGAATTGAAGCCCGGCGACCTGATTCAGCCGGGCGACGAGTGGCAGAACCCAGACGGCCGCTGGCATCCGCTCGTGTTGACGCCTGGATCGTCTATGGAAGTGCGCGACGTGCTGAGGGCACGCCGTCCGCATAATATCACGTGGATGCTCACTGAGTTCGCCAATCAGGCGGAAGTGTTGGCGGAGGTGCGAACAGACGAAAAGCGACTGCTTGATGATTTGGACCGGCTGCGCGGTGAGTACCTGAAAGTACTGCTCGAACGCGACGAAGCACAGGCCGCGCTCAAATCCGCACAGCGTGCACGAGACGAATTGCAGCAGCAGGTGGATGAGTTGCGAGAACAGCAGTCATCTGTAAAGCCAGCCGATCAGTTATGGTTTCACGAGTTGACCGAGCATCGCATAGCATCGCTTGAGGATGATCTGTCGCAAGTGCGAGCCGACCGCGACAAACTGCAGGGCCTCATCGATGATTTACTTGACGAGCCAACCGCACGGCAGGTGCAAGACATGCTCCGCACCTGGGCAACGGAGTTGGACTGGTCGGCAGATTGTTTCGACAGCGAAGGCCGCGACCAAATCAACTCTTTGCAGAGGATTCTGATCGCTGTAATGGAGCGGATTGAAGGTATGATTAACCCGGAGGGCACCAGTGCAGACGCTTGAGCAATCACCCGCAACCACCTACCAGCGAGCCGCACGCCTGACCGCCGAGACTCACGACGCTGTCGTCAGCCTGCGGAAGTCACTGCGAATGATGTTACTCGACCTGCGCAGGCGTGGCATCACGCAACGGGCTGTTGCGGACCGCGTTGGCGTGTCACAATCGCGACTGAGTCAGTGGATTGGACGAGAGGCATACACGCTTGACGCGAGGGCTGTCATGCGAGCGTTTCCGCGAATTGAGCAGGTATGGCGGGAGGTGTGTGGTGAGTAAAACACACAACGCAGCTAAAGCCCTCGTGGCCTCCGCAGAGTCGCTCAAATCGATGCTGGACCCTGATGAAGACGGCACGCACGCAATGCGGCTGGCTGAGTTTATCATCGTGAACGCTAGGGCGCTGGCGGTGCTGACACGGCCGGAGATTGCAGACGATACGGACGACTCTTGACAAATCGAACTAACCTGCTACCCTGAACCCGTCGGCTAATGCGAGCGGCTGACGCAATATCAGAACTATCAGGCTAACGCCTGTTCAACCCGCCGGGGTGTGCTCGCATCACACTTCGAGCGGGTTTTTTCATGCCAACTGCGGAGATTGGGACCGCATGCGAGGGGATCAGCGGGGGCGACGGTGGAGCCTCACCGGACTGTAAATCCGGCACATCAGAAACACTGCAGGTTCGAGTCCTGCCTGATCCAATGTGTACTAGTCACTCCACAGAGTAGTACTGCGTCGAGACCGGTGACTTATATCGACGCTTGGGCCGCGACAATCATGACAGCGAACGGTGGCAGCGAAGCGCGGAGACCGTGACAGCCCGGAGAGACGGGCAATCTGACATCCCGCTGCGGAGGTAATAGGCCCGCGGCGGAAGCGTCCTGGAGGCGGCGGAAACGCTGGAGCGGGAGGACGAAAAACAAATCCGCGGACAAGGGTGATCGGGCTGGCTCCGGCGCGGCAAATCACCGGCCTCTCTCGTTATCCTTCTCTGCAATGCGGAGGGGGATAATAGGGGGAGGCATGGGTTCCCGAGCTTCACCAGCGCAGCAACTCTCTGGAGTTTCCGGATCGTTGAAGAGTAAGCCAGAGTGTGACAGTTCATCGACAGAACAGGAGGCAAAACGTGAGCATCAGTGCAACACTGCGAACGGCCATGCTGGACAGCAAGTTGACGAGATACGCCATCGCACAGGCCAGCGGCATCAATCAGAGTGTTCTTAGCCGCTTTGCACATAACCAGCGAGGGCTGTCAATGGAAAACGCCGAACGGCTGGCAGAGGTGCTGGGGTTTCAGTTGGCGTGCATCGAAACGCACAAGCAGGCAGACTACCGAACGAAAGGAGATGCGACGTGAGTGAAATGATTCAATTGGAGACGTTGCCAGTCGAAACACTGGCAGAGATGGCAAACGAAGCTGCTGCAGCCTGTGAGGCAAGTGGCAGGAAGACAGTGGAGCACGCAGCGACCTGCGGGCGGGCACTGCTGGCTGCGAAATCGCAGGTAAAGCATGGACAGTGGTTAGATTGGCTGGCGAAGAATTTCAGCCAGTCGAGGCAGCGGGCGCAGCAGTTCATGGAAATTGCAAATTGCTACCGCGGTAGCAATTTGGAAGAGGCGACCAGCGTGCGGGATGCTTTGCGGCTGATCGCAGAGTCTCCCGAAAAACAGCAGAAGAAAACCGAACGCGAGGCCCGTAAAGCAGAAGCCCCGCCAAAGCCCTTGGAACCCGCTACGCCGGTTCCGCCCGTATCCTCTGGCGTCATGCGCAACGAAGGCCCGCCAACCACGCAGGCGCAGCCAGCGAAGCCCGAATGGCTCGCCGATCCCGACGAACTCGAGCGCCCCGAAGAAACCGACCTGCCACCACTGCCGCGCACCAACACCCACCACACAACGCAAAACCGACGCACAATAGACGCACGCGAGACTGATCGGGCTGGCATTGTCTGCCCTGACGATCCGCGAGGCGTTGTAGACGGCGGCTGGTACGTGTGGAGCGAGGAAGCTAATCGACTGCTTCCGCTGAGTGATGATGATATCCTGAGACGAGCCGATGAGATCCGCGGGCGAGTTGTGGAATGTGCGGGCACCACAAGCCCAGTTGTGGAGCCCGTGAAGGAATCTGTGAGCAGCAAGCCCGGCAAGGTGCCGACGGTTACGCAGTTGGCAACAGTAGTCGGCGACCGTGTTCACGACGGCGACTGGCAAGACCTCTGGCGAGGGAAGCTGGAAAAGGCTGTTGAGGCATGGGCGAGATACAAACAGAGCCTAACCGGCAAGGCTAAAGTCCGGTCGATGGAGTCCTGGGAAGCAGCCTTGAGCCGCATTGAAAACGTGGCACATGACCGCGGTGTCGATGTTGTCTGTGACATGATCGAAAAAGCCATTGCCAACGGTTGGCAGGGCTGGGAGCACGAGGCGAATGACCGAAAGCAACGTGGTGCGGCTGGTGGTCGAATTTATCAGCAATTGCAGAAAGCGCAGGTGAAGTATGATCCGCTCCCCGAATAGTGATGACAAAGACTTCAACGCAACAGCACTGGCGGCACAAGCGGCAGCAAAGCGGGCAATCGATCGCATGAAAGCGGCCGGTTCGCTGCAAAAGGCAATCCAGCGGCCAGGCTATATCGGCGATGCAGAGCTAAGCTGGGAGCGTGTTCCAGGCGGTGAGTCCATCCGGAAGGTGGTGCGACAGGCTATTGAGCAGCGGCGCTATCCAATTTATTTGCACGGGCCAGCAGGCGTTGGTAAGTCCTCACTGATGCGGCTGGTCTTCGATGCGGCAAGAGCATCCGAAGGCGTGTGGGCAATCTGGAGGCGAGCGGATGAGGCTCTCTATGATCTCGCGACCAGCAGCGGCATTGACAGGGCTTCACAGAAGACACTGCTGCACAAATGCGGGCATCTGTTTTTCGATGACCTCGGGACACGCCAGCCGTCTCCGCAAATGTACAGCGACCTCTTCGACCTGCTGGAAGCCCGGGCACGGCGTCCGCTGTGGGTTACGAGCAACGTGAGTCCCGAAGGGCTTGGGCACATGGGATACGATGACCGAATCTATACGCGAATGCTGATGGGTACGGTGATTGAAATCCAGGGCGACAATCAGCGTGTTAAGGACGGCAAACGATTTCTGGCGAAGGATAAAAAATGAGCACAACCACAAAACCAACAGCCTACGAGAGCAAATGGGAAGAGATTGTGCACACCGTCGCATACGGGCAACCAGTCCTTGTCCGCGGCTATCGTCGCATGTCCGTGGTCAAGGGTATTCAAGACGCGAAACTTGCGATGGCATCACAGAACCGTCGAGTGCCCGAACACGGGCTGAGTACGCGCCAGATAAGTGAACGCGAGATCCGCGTGACACCGCAGCGGTGGCAGTACCGCACGCCAACGCCAGAGCAGCGGCAAGCAATCGAGGCGTTCGCGGAGTCCACGATGCCTGAGCTGTTCGTTGGTGGACTGGCAGTGATGGACGTTGAGGCATTGCTGGCAGAGATCGCATCTGCAACTGGTGTGCAACTGCGAGCGGAGTACGCGGTTCGGCATTTGCCGGAAGGGCAGACGGACAGGGCCTGTTGGATTATTCGAGGGGATGAGTGATGAGCGACATTGACCGCGGCAGCAAATACCATCGCACCATCACGCAGACGCTTCGCGGTAAAACGCACCGCTGCAGTATAGTGGTCGATGTCTACGACGTCCTCAGAGCGTTCGGTGTGACCTGTCCAGCCGCGCAGCACGCCGTGAAAAAGCTGCTGTGCCCAGGGCTGAGGGGAAGCAAGTCTGCAGAGCAGGACATCGAGGAAGCCGCAAGCTCCTGCCGACGGGCAATCGAGCTGCTCGCGGAAGGCGAGTGATTTTGCTTGTTTGGACACAATTCGAAAAAATCTCAAAATTCTTCCTGACTCAGTGTAGACACAGATTGCAGCGGTCGATACTATACCCGCACAGCGACGCAAGGTGCGGAGCTGAGTGACACATCAGCAAGGGGCAGAACGATGACGACAGCAACCGACAAGATCGTTTACAAGACCGTCGATCACTACACATTCGAGGATGGCTTTGAATTTGCGACGCAGTGTGTTGACCACCTGAGCATTGAAATTTTGCAGGGCACGTGGTCGTTTACGGTGCGGCTGATTTGCCGCTTGCCGCATGATTGCAATCAGCGCGTTCTGGCGACGCGGCTGGTCATGTTCAACACTCGCGAAGAAATGCTGGAAGCATACGACGCCGCGTAACACACATTCACACACGCAAGCCCGGGAGATCGGCCCGGGCATTTTGGAGGCAAAATGGACAGGCAACAGGCGGAAATCATTCTCAAAATACTTGAGATCGCGACGCAGGACAACTGGCGGGATATTGCCGACGCAATTGAGGATCGCGGCTTTCAGCCACGGCAGGTTGTCAGTGCGTGGAAAGCTTTGGAAAAGATGGCCGGAAGCACGGGCACGGCCCCACAGTTGAGCGACTTCCGGTGAAATCTTAAAATTCTACCTGACTCAGTGTAGACACAGATTGCAGCGGTCGATACTATACCCGCACGGGAACGCAAGGCGCGGGACTGACAAGCAAATCAGGCAAGGGGCTATGACAATGAAGACAGCAACAAAACTCAGCAACGCAACCGCTCGCAAGTTCTTTCTGCACGACTGCGATACGCACTACGATGAGGCCACCGGCGAAAGCAGCCGCTGCTGCTACTTTTCCGACCGCAACTGGGGTTTCTGGGTGCGGGCGGACGGCGAGGTTGACGTGGACAGCGAAAACAGCAACGGCAATCTGCCATCGCGGAAGGTCGTTGCGGACTGCGTGCGAGCAGCAGTCCGGCACCTGAGCGAGTGATCGCAACGGCAGGCAGTCACACACCCCGGCAGCGTTTGCCGGGGGTTTCTTGAGGCAGTCAATCTGGAGTTCATGCAATGTTTCGTGTCATCATCACCACCGGCTCTTTCCTCACCGACGGCACACCAGAGACACAGCGCATCATCAGCCGACACAGAACGCTGCAAGCAGCAGAACGAGCACTGGCGGCCTATCGTCGCGACTGTCCGCTGAGCGGACTGCAAGCAATCGTAGTCAGCGAGGTGCACAATGCCTAAACCCCGCACCCCGCTATCCGAGACAGTCAGCGGCCTACGCCGCATTGAGGTTACCCTACGCACCGCAGGCAGCGACGGCTGCACAATGTCAGACCTGACAGCAGCCACCGGACTTGTCCGCCGCACAATCGATCGCAACCTAAGAGCATTGATCGAGCTGGGCAGCGACATCACGCACGACGACGCAACAGGCAGCATACCGCGCACATGGCGGCTGACGGGGCGGACGGTTTTTTCGGGAGGTGGCAGATGAGTTTGCGAGACATCGGCCCAACGTCGGCAAAATGGTCGAAGATCAAAAACGGCACGCGATGGGAAGCCGGTTACCGCGTTGATCGGTATCAATCGCTGGCGGAGTACAACACGCCATTCGTGCCGGTGATTCACCACCGATGCGAGGGGCAGGCAGAGCAACAAACAATGCTATTGCCCTGCGTTACACAGGAGCAGGCAGCGGTAGCGGCGGAGCGGATTTTGGCACAATTGGGATACAGACCAGAGGTGACATCAATATGAAAACGCAGGCAACCAGGGCACACGCATTGCGTGAGTTGTTTCTCATCCGCGAGCAGTTGCAGAGGCTCAAAGAGCAGTGCGAGCCGCTATCGTACAGTCTGGCACAGCAGCTCAACATCTGTCTGCATTCCGTGCGGACGGCCGAGGGTGAATTTACGCGGAATTATATGCCGGAGGAGACACGGTGAGCGCATCTCAAATGTTCATTCAACTGCTGGCCGCACATGCCCAGCGGCAATTGCCTGCGGATTACTCAATTGCCATTTGGTTCGACTCCGAGGGCTACAGCACGCAGTTGCTCGATCCGGACGAAACACGCATTGACCGCGAAAGCCCGCTGGACTTTGCGACACTGTGCGAGATCGCGCAGCAGGACGCAAAGCGGAGGGCATCCGATGCCATTCACTGAATCACGCCGCGTGCAGCGAACGCGACGGCCTCACCGCTGCTGCTGGTGTGCAGAGCTGATCCCAGCACGCTCCGCAGTCTGGCGGGACACAGTCGCGGACAGTCAAGGGCTGTCCTCGCATCACTGGCATGACGAATGCCACGCGGCAGCGGCGCGAATGAGCAAACTGGACCGCGAGGATTGCTACGACGGCTGGGACGCGGGGGATTTTGATCGAGGACTGACGCCGACCGAAACAGGCGCAAAGCGGAGGGCGAGCGAATGACACCCGATCAAATCGAATTCACCCGCGAACTACTCGACGCACTACCAGAGGACGAGCGGTCTATACTCGCACGTGCGGCCGCGGAGTACCTGCGCCTGCACGACGCTTTTGATCGTCTCTGCAAAATGACAGGATCCGACGTGCTATGTGAGGCGGATTCCCTTGGCGTTTGTCCAGCAGCGCTGGCGGACGATGTGGGGCAGATTGTGCGGAGGTATGTCCAGTGACCCCCTACCACGAATCCAACGGCGTGAAAGGAACGGCAATGAACAAGTGGACGCGACACAGAGACGAGAACGGCTACTGGCGGCATGTCTACACATTGCCGGACCACTCGCGCGTGGAAATTCAGCGAGACCCACAAGGCACTGAGTTTGCGTGGTTGGTGATTCGATATCGTGCCAATGACTCGTGGCGTGGTATTTCGCCGTGCCGCACATTTGCGAAAGCTCGTGGCTGGGCCAAGTTCGTCATTGAGCACATGAAGAGCGGCAGTCCACAGGAGGCTGGACTGTGACCCCCTACCACGAATCCGACGGCGTTGTGTTGTATCATGGTGACTGCCGCGAAATCCTGCCGCAACTGGGGCGGTTCGATTTGTTGTTGACTGATCCGCCGTATGGGCTGGGGTTGCGTACGGTCAGTGGAGGTACAGCCAAAAACACACAAACGCGATTCATTGACGACCTGCACCAGAAGCGATGGGATGATACTGTGCCAAGCGCGGAGGTGTTCGAGTTGATGTTTCAGGCGTCTCAGTCGCAGATGGTCTGGGGTGGCAATTATTTCGCACTCCCGCCAACGCGCGGAATTCTGGTTTGGGACAAAATGACATTCGTGCCGACTATGTCACGCTGCGAAATAGCATGGACTTCGTTCGACTTCCCGTGTAAGTACGTGCAGATAAACAGCAATCAGACGGACAGGCAGCACCCAACGCAAAAGCCTGTCGCATTGATGCGATGGTGCATGTCATTTGCCCCAGACGCCAAAACCATCCTCGACCCATTCGCCGGATCCGGCACTACCCTGTTGGCCGCAAAACTTGAAGGCCGCAAAGCCGTCGGCATCGAGATTAGCGAGGAATACTGCGAGATCGCCGCGAACCGACTGAGGCAACGGCTGCTCTTCTGATCTTGACACCGGAGGCAGTGCCCATGAAACACTTCACCGCACGCTGCAAGCCCCGCGGTTGCTTTGACCCATCGCTTGCCAATCACATCGACACGCCAAACAAGCCGCGGCCAAAGGCAAAGCGAAAGCCTACGCCAGCGCAAAAGCAACGGCAGCGCGTGGCAGAGCTGCGATCCATGCCATACGTCGATTACCTGCGAACGAGCCACTGGAAACGCAAGCGAACGAAGGCAATCCGCAAGGCTGGCGGGCGGTGTGTGTTTTGCGGTACCACGGAATCCCTGCAAGTGCACCACCTGACCTACGCACGCAAAGGCTGCGAGCATCTGGCAGATTTGCAGGTGTTATGTAGCGACTGCCACAAGGGGGAGCATCAGGAGCAGAAGCCGTGGCTGGTGGACAGCCTGACGGCTGAGTTTCGGGAAATCTGCCGTTGACATCCAGCCTTCGGGTTGCTATCACAACCCCCGGAGGTGGCGAAAATGGGCGAAAAGGCACCAGACCCCGGCTGGACAACGCGGGGGATTATCAGCCGAGTAATCGACGGTGACACAGTCGAAGTTGAGATCACGCGAAAAATCGTCGTGAGGCTCCGCGATTGCTGGGCACCCGAAAAACGATTGGATCCCAGCCTTCCAGAGATCGACCGCAACGCGGCAAAACTTCGCGGGGTGGCGTCTGCTGTGCACCTGCAGCAATTGGCCGAGGGCCAGGCGTGCACCGTCAGCATCCCAACGCACGTGGAAGACGACGGCGTGACGCAGGACATCGCGGACAGCCTGACAATGGGGCGTGTAGTGGGTGATGTCTGGATTCATGGCGGGTGGAATCTTGCGGCCGTGCAAGTACAGCGTGGCTACGCCACCGCAACTAAAGGCGGTGGCAAATGAGCTGGCAAGAGGCAATCGGCGGGCTGATGGTTCTTTTGGGCACCGGCGGCGCTCTGATTATCTTGGCTGAGCTGCTGTGCGGTATGGTGGATCTGCCGCGACAGTCGCCGGATCCTCGGGAATATGACGAGGTGCAAGAATGAGCACCGACACCAGCAACGACTGGCCGCTGATCGTCAGCCCCGTGGCCATGCCTGTTTGCCTGCGCGGGGACCGGCTGGAGTTTCAGTCGCCTTGCCACGTACATACCGAACTGATGGGCATTGTGGGCCTCGACGGGTCCGAGACTGAAGGTGAGTCCTACGACGGCGCCAGCATCCCACGATTGGCTTGGTCGATTGTCGGGCACCCGCTGCAACAGGAATTCCGCTGGCCCAGCTACTGGCATGATCGACTTTGTGAAAATTCGCGCACTTGGGGTGAGCGGCGAATGGCTGACGCAGTGTTGCTGGTCCTGCTCGAAAAGGAGCGAGTCGGCTATTTAAGGCGGACGGCAATGTGGTTGGCGGTGAGGCTCTATGCCTGGACTGTCTGGAGTTGGAGGCGGCGGCGATGAAATACGCAATCGCTTGGCTACTGCTTACGGCAGCCGCATTTGCACAGCGACCGGAACCCGGAGTACCTCCGGGCTGGTCGCTTTACGTGGTCCATGCCCCTTGGTGTGCCCCGTGCAATCGATTCCGCAACGATTACCACACCATCGATCAATTTCGCAATGAGCTGGAGTCATCATTCGCGGTCAAATCGGTGGAGTGGGATAAGCCTGGAGAACAACGATTCGCACGACGATTTGCAATCGCGTCACTTCCTGGGTTCATCGTCTTCCACAACGGCATTCATCAGCAGTCATTCAGCGGCTACAACGGCGACTGGCGCGGGTTTCTTGAACGGCTCAATCTCGATGTTGACGGGGCGGGGCAGACTCCCAGAGGTGGAACTGAGGGACCTGCACGCCCTGTCACTCCAGCCCCGCCGGTCGCTCCAATGCTGCCAGAAATCACAGACCTGAGACTGCAGATTGACAGGCTCCGCGACCAACTAAAACAACAAGCTGCGAGCGTTGCGTCATCGCCCAAAGCCCCTGCTACGAATGACATCCCGCGGCAGGTGAGCACACTCGAATCCCCTCCGCTGCCGACGCTGGCGATACCTGCTGCCGGGCACTCAGCAGGCGCTGGCGTCGGCGCGGATTGGGCCAAGGTAGGAGCGGCAGCATTGACGCTGCTCGCTCCGCAGGTGGCACTGCCGGCCGGGGCAATTGGTGCGGCGGCGACGGTGTTTCAGATGCTGAGACGGCGTCGCCAGGCAATGGCACAGCAACCGCAACGGCACACAATCGTTGAGCGGCCGGTTCCCGTAGCTATGCCAGCGGCGCCGCAAGCCGCTCAAGTCGTTACACAAAATCAGTACGTTCCAATCGACACAGACACAACCGCGGAGGCTCTGGCGTGGGCGACCGCACAATTGGTGAAACAGTACCCCGGTGCAGAGGGCACCGTGGCAATGCTGGGCAGTTTGATTCAGCAGCACAAGGCTGCAAGTGGAGGGCAAGGTAATGGTCACAAGTGATTCGATGAGGTGGTACAACGTCGGCAAATTCGGCGAGGCTGGCTATGCCTGTCCCGCGTGGGGCAACGACGTGGCCACTCTAAACCCGAATATCGCAGAGTTGACGGACCTGATCGGACAGAGCCTGTTTGCGTTGGTCCATCAGGAAGACGCCGATATGCGAACGCCTCCGAGCGTGAACAGCCTGCGGACAGTTCATATGCTGTACGTTCGCGCTGGCTCTATCCTGACGGCTCGGGCTGTTCCGCCTGGCCAGACGGAATTTCGTACAACTCATGTTTCTCCAGCGGCAACCGTTTTTAAGGTGTATCCGGTGCCTTATTTCAAGATGCGAAACCCGTACTTGAAGCGCTGGACCGGGTTCGCGTTGATGCTGCTGAGTGAAATGATGCAGCACACGGAAAACCGGAAAACGATCGAGATCACGACGAAATTTGCGGGTGATGTCGGCAAGTACCTGCAGAGGATTTACTACAACATGGCGACCGAACTGTTCGGCAAGACAGCAGCCGATGCCAGCAAGCCGGGCTTTGTTCTGCAGGACGCGGATTTCACTTCGTATAATCCGCTCGCCGTTGTCATGCCCAGTGAGTCTGTGGACGTGGTTCCGCCATTCGAGTACGTCTTTACGGAAGATCAACTGGACGTGTTGCGGCAGGGTATCCCGGTTACTATGCTGCCACCCCTGCCAACCTATCCCGGCCTTTTGATTCCAGGAGACTTCAGCGGCCCGGGTGCAACCGCTGCCAGTGGACAGGCAACAGGGCCAGTGTTTCCAGCTCCCGGTGTTGGCGTCTGACTCTTCGCCCGCCTGGCTGGCGGCAGCGCCTCCACCTGCCACACCCTGCAGGGGCCAGCCAGGCATCTTTTGTGTTAACATCTAACATCTTGTTACACTCCCGCTAACACTCATGACAGAACAGCCAGACAACGACAAAGATTCGCAGATCGAGGGCAACCTCGGCAACAGTCGTTTTCGCGCGTCTGGCGATGCTGTCGAGCAACTTCTCAGGTACATCGGCCCGGCCTTGGTTTGGCCGGTAATCGCCTCGGCTGCAGCGATCGTCATAATCGCAGTCGGATTCGTTCTTTCGTGGACGGTGTTCAGATCATGACCAATCTACCAATCGAGACACAAGCGGCACTGGCAATCACTGTCGGCCTCTGCGCGTGGCTGCTCGGGGCTGTCGCGTGGGAGATCGCACAGAAGCCCTGGCATCGATGGGTGGGACGTGCGGCGATAGGTGCAGGTGTGTTGCAACTGGCGGCGTTCGCCAATTTTGCAGCGGGGCAGGTGGAGTTTTTGCAGTTCGTTCAACGTGGAGAGAGGGCACATGACACAGGCAGTACAGGGGCAGAGTTTGCCACAAAATCAGGACACACTTACCGCATCGACACCAGCACTGGACGATCCGGAACCGGGATCGGATATTCCCCTGAAGTGTTCGCTTCAATGGGACGCATTAGCGCAGCAAGGGGATGTTGTGGATGCTGCGATTGCGGAGCTGCAGGCCCGTATGGGTGCGTTGGCGGACTGCATTCTTGGCACGGGCAAGAAAGCCGATCCCTGGCCAGCACCAGCCCCAGGCGGCGAGTATGTGAGTGCATTGACTGCCCCTGTCAGCCCTGTTTCTGCGGCGAGCTACAAGCGGCGGCAAATCGATGATACGATTGGATTGATTGCCGGGGCACGACGAAGACTTAAAGACCTTTTGAGGACACCATGAACGCATACGAAAAATCCATTGAACTCGGGCTGACAGGCACCGACGCGGAAAAGGTTGCGGTCCTGCAAACACTGAGTGTCAGTAACATCAGCTCAACCAACGTGCGAATCTGGCTTCGGCAGGATCGCGATCCGGCACTACTCGCATGGGACGGTAGTGCGTGGTACGGCACACTGCAAGACCTGCAGACCGCGGGGCAATTGACGCCAGCTATGTCCGCAGGTATCCGCGAATTGAAGGCGGTGATGCTGGAGGGCGGCGAACTGAGAACCACCATCCCGGGGCCAGCCGGCCGAGTGTGGGCTATCGTCGCAGGAATCGCGCAGATCCTCGGCGGCGACCAGTCGGCTACGATTGACTCGTTCTACGCTCTCGACGGTGGACGACCGTACAAAGGCATGACAGCAGCCGCATTCGCTGCACAGCGAGCGGACGCTGAGAGACTGGCGGCAGCAGATGCTTTGTATGCGGATCGGCTGAATGAGATCCTCGCACCTGCAGCCAGCGACCCATCCCGCACGGTGGCGAGCATTCAGGCGGCGTTTACTGCAGCCGCACAGGTGGCCCGATGACCGTCTCATTTGTTGGTGCGGCATCTGCTGAAGCGACATCGCTGACGCTTCCGGCGCATCAGGCAGGTGACCTGCTGATTATATTCGCCTGGAATGGTGGCAGTCTAACAGTGCCGACTGTTCCCAGCGGCTGGAATATCGTTCGCAGTTTGTCGCGCAGTGGCGGAGGTAATCGCGCTGGTGTGGTCGCGTTCCGGAGTGCTACATCCGCAGCAACAACATCAGGCACGTGGACTAACGCGGCGCTTCTCGGGTGCGTTGTTTATCGAGACGACGCGACGCACATAACGATAGGCAACGACGTTCTGACACAAGACATCAACAGCACGACATTTCCATATAACGGTTTTGCGGCATCAGATAGCGTTGGGACGGCTGCAAAACTTAGAAAATCAGCGTCGTGGGTTATCGGCATTGGCGGCGCAAACAGCAATAGCCAGGCACTTGAGACTGCACCGGATCAGATGACAAATCGACTAAGCAGGGCTGGGGCATCAGCCAACGAAATCGCGATTCACGACACCAACGCGGCGGTGTCGTCGTATGCCGGCGGCAATACAACGCTCGCGGCAACTACAGTCGGTTCGTCGTTCACGCTTGAGGTGTTTGATACGGGGATTGTTAAGGCGACAGCGGGAATGCTGGTCCATCCGGGAATGAGCGGCGGAATGAGGGGGTAAGATGACGATTCAAATCCTCGGTGGTTCGACATCGCAGACCGTGCGTCTGTTCATTCAGGACACGTCGAAGACGGACGGCGGCGGCTTGACTGGACTGGTGCACAACACCAGCGGACTCACTGCGTACTACAGCAAGGGCGCAACTGGTAGTGCGGCAGTGATGACACTGCAGGGACAGACGCCAACAGGCGCATGGGTGACGGGCGGTTTCGTTGCCGTCGATGGCACCAATATGCCAGGCGTGTATCGGCTGGACATCCCGAACGCCGCGTTAGATTCGGAGGTTGAGACCATCGTAATGCTGCGTGGGGCGGCAAACATGGCCCCCGTTCTGCTCAGAGTCATGGGCGGCAAAGCACAGGCAAACGCCGTGACCGTCGCGGACAAAACCGGCTACAGCCTGAGCAGTGCGGGCGTCACCGGCGTGGTCGATGGCGTTTGGAATGCTCTGCTCACATCCTACACGGTCAACGGCAGTTTCGGCGCACGCGTCATGCGGACCGATTCGGCGAGTGCGGGCAATGGGGCAAAGGTCACTGGGGCTGGACATGTCGCCGCAGATATCCACGAGCTGCAGCCGCAGGTGATTGACGCAACGCATTTTGCGGCTGGAGCGATTGACGCGAATGCGCTGGCGGCGGATGCGGTGGCGGAAATTCAGTCGGGTCTCGCAACCTCGGCAAATCAGACGATTTTGATTGATGGTGTTGGGTTTATCACCAGCGTGCTCATGGGGTCGATATCAGACGCTGGGACGGCTGCAGAGACTTATCAGATCGCGTTTGGCGGAGCGACGTACACCGTGGATTACGCAGGCCTTGACGCGACTGGCAACCGCAGCACAACCACGAGGACTAAGACATGAGTGCCGGCAGATGGATAATGCGGGGAAGGGTGTTTCAGGGGCGAGCGTTTGCGCCGTGGGCGTTGGCAAATGGTGGCGCAATCGTAATCACTCCGCCAGCCGTCGGATGGACAGCAACCACACAGCAGCGACACTGGATCGCACGGACACAACAGCGGTTTTACGTCAGCGGCAGCCAGCAGCGACTTTGGACAAGTGAGGTGAGTCAGTGACCTGTGCATCGCCCGAAACGCCTTGTTTGCGAAAGCATGTCGAGTCAAACGATACGTACTACATCGACCTCGCGCCCAAACTTGGCACGAGCGAAACCGTCAGCAGTGTAACCAGTGTTACCTGCAGCGATGCTGCACTGACAGCGGCGAATGCGACTGTTTTGACCGTGGCGACCACGATCACAACAACAGAACGAGACGCGGACGGCAATACAACCGCGAAGACTTACGTGATTGCGGCGAATAAGGGCATCTCCTTCACCCTGACAGGTGGCACTGTTGGTAATGGGTGTTCGACGATTACTGTGAAGTTTGCAAAGTCTACGGGCAAGGTGGACGCTGAGGATGTTCATATCCTGATTCACGGGGTAGATGTCTGATGGCATGGAGCACGCCAACCTTTGGTGGTGTCAGACGTAAAGCGGCTGTTGATGCGGCCAGGGGAACCAATAAACAGCGGGGTTATGATGAGCACTGGGCACGTATCAGTCGCATGAAGCGGCAAGAGTGCCCGGTGTGTCAGGTGTGTTACGATGCACCAGCCACTGAGGTTGACCACATTGTGCCATTCAATGGGCCGAATGACCCACTCAGGACACAGTGGAGCAACCTTCAGAGCATCTGCAGACAGTGTCACAATAGAAAGACGCACGAGTGCCAAAATGGCGGATAAACCAACCTGCCAAAATGGCTTACCAAAAATGAGAATTCTCAACCGTGGGAATCCCCAAACGATGGGAGGGGGTGAAAATGTGGTGGGCAATTTGCGGGCAAAC